AGGTGGGTGCATCCGCTGTATGTGCGTGCTTTCTGTTATCCCCATAACGGAAAGGTATACACCTCTGTAAATGGGGTTCGTAAAGCCACAAATTTGCGATGGGTTCCGCAAAATAGAACCATTGCAATGCAAATTCTTACAGAAAGAATACAGGAATTCAAAAAATATCGGATGCACCCTGTAACTTTACAAGAAGCAAAAGAAGTTTTTTANAAAGAAGTGCTGGTTACTCGGAATAAAGGCACACAAAAGAAGTATTTTTCGATATTTAGACAATTTTTGTCTGCTGATGATATGTTTATTGATGATTATGAGGCTATTCGACAGCATATAATTGAGGTGCGAAATACACTTCCGATAAGTAATAACTCGATGGATGGGAAAATGCGTTCTCTTCATTATTTTTTCAACTTTTGCGTTGAGAAAGGGTGGATAGAAAAGAATCCAATCACCAAAGATATTCGACCGAAATATCAAGCTCCGCCTCCAAGAACATATACTAACGAAGAATGGACAAAAATCATAGAAGCAGCACAAAAGAATAAACGCCTACGGATTTCTTTGGAATTGGCATATTACACCGCAATGCGACTTTCTGAGCTTGTGAAATTGGAATGGCAGGATATAGAAGAGAATAGTTTTATAATTCACGGGAAGATGGGACGGGTTAGATTATTTCCTTATAAACTTTTTCCAGAGGTTGTTCAGTTATTAGAGGAAGCAAAACTAAATGGTTTTCCCAAACCTGTGCCATATCCAAGTGGTGCAATGCTTGCAAAGGATTTCAGGGAATTACGCAAGAAATTGGACATTGACCCAAGAAAAAATTTCCACACGATTCGCAAGACAGCTATCAATCGATGGAGTCAGTTAGGGATACCAGTTGATATTCGTGCTCGTCTTGCTGGTCAAAGCGTAAATGTTCAGTTCAAGGAATATATGCGGAACCCCGATTTTGAGTATTTCGAGAAACATTTAGCAACGATTTTGCAACGAACCTCAGAGAATGAAGATTTGAAGCGATGAGTGAGTGACCCCGTTAGGGTCACAACCCCATTTTTTAAGCTCTTCAAATTCAAGAAAATCAAGGAAAATCGAAAAGAAAAATTGTTCATAATTGTTTATAATTGTTTTCTTTTTCGTAATGATTTCGCAATGATTTTGCAACGTGCGAAATCGAATCTCGAAGGTATATTTATTTCGCAATGATTCTGCAATTTGCAAAATCAAACCTCATAGAACTTTCCCTAATATAATCTTTTTGTTTTCAATAGAGAATGTTCTACCATCTGTCCTTTCAATGAGCGCAAAACCTGCGTTCCAAAAAGAAACTGGTCGGTAGGGTGGACGTAAGCCACATAAAGCTCCAACAGCCCATCCCCCAATGGCTTTTCCACTAATTGTTGTTACAATATCTTCTTGTGAGCGGTGGAAATGCCCACAAAGGACATTCTCGGCTGAATCATAATAAGGTTACCCATAATACAATTTTGAAGCGTGCAGAGGGGGCAAATGGGTTTGTAGCTCCGGTTGCAACGGCAATGCCAAACAAATGTTGACTATTGTTGCTGCGAAAATAAAAATCAACTTTTTTTACAGCCTTTGCATCGGCTATATTATTAGATGCTTCGGTATGCTCGAACCAATCATTTGTTTGGAATGAGACTTTTACGAGATTATTCTCCATTGGATAAGTGTCGCTGAAAATATCAGAATAAACAAATGGATTGTTTTTAGAAATACTTGGTTGAGCTTTACAATTATTGAAGATATATAAATCGAACGCTGGTTTCACGAGGCTACCTGTTCCCCGAATTTCCTCGAAAACCTCAATTCTTTCGAGACGAATAAAAGAATCAACTAGCTCGGGGAAAATATTGTTCCAAACAATTACGCCATCGTGAAGATAATCGCCCGCTGCATATGAATTTGTTGTATCAACGGTTAAAGTTCCTGAATCAACTATGTCAATTATTCCTTTTTGATAGATATACTCAATTGTTTTTGCTCTCATAAAACCTCCTGTATATATGAAAAATTTATATATGCTTCAAATGAATCGTAAGTGTTAATGTCTGTCCCATCCAGCATTCTTTGATAATTAAAAACTGGATAAATAAAATCATCAGGTGTTACTTCAATAATCGTTGAACCTTGCACACAAGCAAAGGGGAAGAAATATCTTTGTGGTCCCCCATATAAAATTTCAACAAACATAGGGATAATATTGAGGTGATAAGAAGTTATAGGTTGTATTTGGTAAGGTGAAAATTTTATCAATTTTAGCTCAAAAGTTGTTAACTTCCGTAAAGATGCATTATTCAGCCATAAATCTAAATGAACATCTATTTGATATATCCCTTTTGGAAACAGTTGGAATTCTTTTCGATTTGGGAAATATTGAATATAACCATTTTCTCTATTATCAAGCTGGATGTTGGTGAAAGTTATTTTGTGGTTGGTGCCTACTGGATAAATTCCACTAAAACTACCATAAATCTTAAAATTTGAGGTGGCTGCTGGATGCCAATGGTTAATAGGCAGCGAAAATTTTTGGATTGTATCCTTCTTCGCTGTTTGAATTTCCGTTGTTGTTATGACTTGATTTTTCAGTCCAAAGTAGTGTCTTTGCGAAATGCTTCTTGGTTTAGCTTCAATCAGTGGCATCTTTCCAGCAAAATAGTTTAACTTTCGTTGTTTCTTTGTATAAATCTATTTCGGTGTTCACAATTACAGGATATTGAGTTCCCCAGCTTAGATGCGGGATTGTGAGTTCAACTTTATGTCCAAGCACTGGGATAATGTCCATATACTCGAACTCCATCTCAAAATTTCCCACCTTCATCATTTTTTGTTCGATTACTTTTTGAATTATTTCGTGCATAGATTTTTGGAAGCGAAAGGAAACTTTCTCTATAAATTCACGGTCAGAACCGAAAACTAATTCATCAGGAAGTGTGGAATCTCCATAATAAGAAAAATAACATTGGTCTGAAACTTTGTAAAAATCTTCACCAGAAAAGAAATAGATACCTTTGGAATTGATTAAGTTTCGGGCATAGAAAAGTTGGATATCGTTTACAACCGATTGGGTTTCCGCTGTATTTCCTAGGCAAGCATTTGAGAAAAGAATTTCTATTTCGATAGACTTCTCTGCTTCGGTGTTTGAGTTTTGGTGCTCAATAGTTTGAAAATCGAATTCAAAAGCGTCTTCATTCTGTTGTTTTATAGTGCCTATCCAGTTTTTATTCTTGCGGATTATTATTTCCTTGCCTATTTTTGCGGAATCAAACAAGGACCAAATTTGATTTTTCGGGAAAGGCTCAAAGAGTATTTCTAAATTTCCCGATGAATTGTATGTGAAAGAAACTTTTTGAAGGAAATTTTCCGCAAGCTTTTTCAAAAAGTCCCAAGTAGAAATAGTTTGCTTTGCTAATCCGCCCATGATTAGATTTTTATCGTAAATTTCCCAAATAATTTGGAGTTCATTCCTTTGCTTCAATTGGTCTTTTTCCATTCTTTTCGAGTTGGTCTTAAAGGAATAGAATTTCCAACCAGGCAAAAAATCAGTCGTGACGTTCCAATTAAGTGCTATTCCAATAGAATTTTGCCGTGAAAAAATTTTAAAAATATAAGAAGCAGTATAATCGATTAAATTTTTTAATTTGTTCCACGAAATAAATGCAACTCTTTTGTTCCATCGTTGCACATACATTAAATCTACATTGCTTTCATAATAATAATCAATGATTCGACATTCATTTTTTACAGAAACATCGCCAAAGTCCCAGATAATTTCACCAATAGTGAATTTCTCTAAAACTGCTCGAAAAGCGTCAATGAATGTGATTTTAAGAGTAATTTTATTGTTTTTGATAGAATATTCAGTCTCAGGTTTTCTTTCTTGGAATCCCCAGAAAACCAGTGAATTATCAACATAAACTTTTATACTGTTAGGAATATCAAAAATTTTCTGAATTTGTCCATCCCAGCCAAGATTGAAAAGATACGAATCTCCGAAACCATTTTCCAAAGCATTTGCAAATTCGGAATTCCATTGTTTGAGTGTTAAGAAGTCGAATTCTAATTCCAGAACATCCGAAAGTTGCATACCAAATGGAAAATCGTTATCGAATGCTCTTTTCAGAGTGATTGTATTGAGTATGCTATCAAAAGGTAAGTCAATTATTGATGGATTAGAAAGATAGGTTGTATCACCAAGAACAAATTCGAGGCGAACTCGTGAGGTTTGATATCGATATATTGCATTTCGATTAACTGCCATAGGGCATAACCTCTTTGACCGTGATTGTTATGCTTCGCAGTCCATTTTTATCTTCCTTGGTAATCTCATCGACGGTTATCCACAATGCCTGTGTTTGTGAGCAATAGGAAACACGATAAGGGAAGTTGCCAAAATCGAGATAATGATATTTTTTTGACCAGAGATTTTCCGAAAGTAATTGGTCAAGATGAGTTGAATCAAAAGGTTTGGGAGCTACTTTTATGGTGTAGGTATTGCGAACAATTGGACGTTTAATAATTGAATTATTAAAATATGTTTGTTCTTCCCCCTCAATTTTCGAGGTTCCATATATTCCGAGGACTTCAAAATTGGCATATACAAGATCACTTAATCCCTGTAAAGTGCTTATAGCAGGGGTTTTATTGTTTAATACAATATTTGTTCCATAAATTGTTATCGTGTAGGTCATATCACCGCCCAATCCATTGATTTACAACTGGTTTGCGATTATCTTCGATATACACCCTATTTCGCACTTCTAATAATCTTGCTGATTGAAGAGCATTTTCGATTCTTTCCAGTCTTTGAACTATACGGGTGTCGTTGAAATTTGTATTCACAATAATATTTTTAATTGGCGTGCTAATTATTTTTTGCGTTTTTAATTTCGATTCATAATATTCTTCTGCACTCCGTCCAGTTTTGAACATAAATTCTAAAACTTCTTTATTCTTTTTGGCCATTTCCTCTGTTAAAACTACTTCCTTCGGATTTATCCAGATTAAACGAGTATCTCTTGGACCTTTCTTCTTTCGTTCCCTTATTCCCTCCATATATCCTTCTTCTGCTGCATAGGCTTCTCGCATCAAGGCATACAAAGTGCCCATAGTTGCCAATGCAACAGGTATCATCCAGGGACCGAGCGATGTGAAAGCACCCCAAATTTGCGTCGCATATGTTGCAACGAATTTTGGTAGCATTTGCAAAAGAGTTTGGGCTAAAACTTTTGTAGCCTTTTGTCCTTTTGCTGCACCTTCCATCAAAGAGAGACCCAAAATTATACCAGCTTGTTCAGCAGACTTTGCAAAATCTTCCGTGCTTCCTTTGGCATTAGCAAGAGTTTCGTTGTATTTTTCCGTTATAGCACCTCTCAGTCCCTCGGTAACTCCCGAAATACCCATTCCGACGGCTTTCCAACCGCTTATCATTTGCTTTTGTAGTTCTTTTGACTGCTCTGCATATTTCTTTTCATTTCCAGCCGTCGTTTCATATATTCATTATAGGAAATGTTGTTCCGAACTGCATCTGAAAGAAGTTCGTCCATTCCCTTGCGTTTGTCTTCTTCGAGTTTTCTTTGTTCCTCTGCTATTTTCTTGCTTTGTGAGAAAATTGACTCGAAAGCCGAAAGAATTGTTTTCGTCATATCTTCATAAGCTTTCCGCACCTCTTTTGCTTCGCCCGTAATTGCTTTCGTAACATTTTGGGTTACTTCTTTGGTTTTCCGCTCAATTTCCCGATTGGTTGATTCTTGAAGTGATTTTCTTTTTTCTTGATATTGAGTCTCGACTGCAAAAATGTATTGATTGTATTTTTCGTCAATCTCCGCTTTTTGTCTTTGGGTTTCTTCGTCAATTTTCACCATCCGGGTTTGCAATTCTTTTTCAACCCGCTCCAAATCTTTTTCTGTTGTAGCTTTTTCAATTTGTTTTTTGGTTCTTGCTTCTTCCAAAGCGTAGCGGATTTTTTCTTTCATTTCTTTTGCTGCATACTCAATTTTCGTTTTTGCTTCTTCACGAGCTAATTCCAAAGATTTTTTCTTTTGCTCAAATTCAATTTGAAGTTCATTTTCCTTTTGTTTTTGTTTCTCTAAAATGATTTGCTTTTCAATTTCCAGTAATTGGTATTGCATTTGAATTTCGTCAGCTCCACTCTCTTTAATTTTATCTTTTTGAGCCTCTAAGACTGCTATTCTTTCTTCATAAATTCGCTCGGAAATGATTTTTTGTGTTTCTATTTGGGTCTCTTCGATTGATTTGGTCAGCGATGCAATAGTTTCCTGATATTGCTTTTTGAACGATTCTAAACTTCGGTTTGAGGTTTCTAAGGCACTGGATAATTTTTCAAACGCAGAACTTAGCTCGTTTTTGTCAATTTTTTCCTTTTTTAATGAACCCAGTTTCGTTTGTAATTGCTGAATAGAGGCTGATATACCCTGATAAAGGTCAGAATATTGACTTTTTCCTTTTATGCTTTCCAAAAATTGATTAGATTCCGAGATTAATTTCTGGATTTTTGCTTTATTCCTTTTTAAATCCTCATCCGACATCGAAAGATAGCGTCCCAAAGCATCTTGTAGATTTTTCCCTTGTTGGCGTAATGAATCAATTATACCTTCTGCAACTTTTGCTCCTGTTTTTTCCCCTTCTTTTTTCGCCTCTTCCGGACTAAACCCTAAAAATTCCTTTACTGAACCAAATAGATTTCCTACTTTATTAGCAAGGTCAACTATCCACTGCACNGCTGCCTTAATTCCTTCNTAAATTGCGTTGATAACGGATTTAATAGGTTCTAATATGCCTAACCATTGCAGAAACGATGTGACGCTATTGGAAATCCAGTTATAAACGGATGCGAACAAGTTAGCAACATAACTAACGGCTTTTGCGATATTTTCCGCAAGGAAATTGTATGCAGTTTTCAGCCAGCTAACGATTTGGCGGACAGCGGCAAATACTTCTTTAACAAGGGAAACTGCAATTTTTGTTGTGATTGTTAAAACTTGGGTTGTAATTTGCAGAATAGATTTTATAACATTTCCAATTTCGCTAAGGATGGATTTTAGAACATCTAACACATTTATTGATTTTCCTACTTGTTCGCCGAATAAATCTGAAAACAATTTAGAAATTTCATCAAAAATAGATTTAAAAGATTGAATAATAGTTCCTACTGTGTTACTTATAAATTCTACAACTCCTGAAAGAATATCACCAACCAATTTCCCTATTCCTTCTAATAAAGGTCTTAAAAATTCAATTATTCCATTTATGAGATTTTTGACAAAATTAAAGATAGAACCTATTAAGTTAAAAAAGGAAGCCAAAGAACTTTTAGTAGAACCTAGTGCATTGCCCCATCCTTCTTTTATGCCGTTGAAAAGATTTTTTAAAATATTCCAGATAGGCTCATATAACATTCTAAAATATGAAATGAAAGTTTGAAAATATTCTTTTACCTCCACCATTATCGATTTCATTCCCTCGCCGATTGCGGAAAAATCAATCTTTTTTAGTGCTTCGTTCAGTGGTTTTATTGCTTCGTTCACCAAGTCGAAAAATCCTGATGCTATTTTCTCTTTTATTTCATTTAAGGTCATTGAAAAACGGGCAAAAGTGCTATCACTTCCTGCAAAATCTTCCTCTAATTGTTTAAAGGTTGGGGAAAGGGTTTGAAGAGCATTGTTAAGCTTCTCAGTTGTTGAAACATTATCCCGCAATACATTCGAAAGAGCAGGGAACCTTCGGGTTAGTCTTTCCATCGCCGAAGCAGCTTCGGGGTCAGCCATTCCACGAGTGAATGCACGTATAACTTCTTCGCCTCTTACCATCCCNTCTGTTACTTTTTCAACTCCCAATGCGAGTTTGGTCAACTTTTCGTTTTCGGTTCCAACTAATCCTCCAAGACTTGCTACCTGTGCAGTAAATTCTTTTACTTGCTGTTTTGAGAATCCATATTGAAATGCTAATTCTGTTGCGAATTTATTTGCTCTTTCAAGCTGACTATCAAGATATTCCGTCGCAACCCCAGCCTGCATAAATGAACGACGCAGCGAATCATTCATCTCGTCGATTTTGGCTCCTGTTTTATAAAGGTCTTGGAAAGCATTTGCAATTCCTTTAATTCCTTCGATTATCCCCATTGCTGCTGCACCGGCTACCCCAAGCTTTGCCCCGCCCGAAAGGATGCTACCTAAATTGAAACTACCAGATTGTATTTGCTCTTTAAACTTTCCTATAAAGCCTTTCCCTGTGGTTTCGCCGAGTTTTTTCCCACTTTCCCCCACTTCTTCTAAGCTCTTATCAACTTCTTTTAAAGCCTCTTCCAACTTTTTAGATTCAGCAGTGACTTTTTTTAATTCCTCTTCTAACTTTTTATATTCTTCCGAACCTTTTTTCCCGCTTACAATGAGCATAGCCATTGAGTTTTTAATATCGGTAGCCATTCGGCGTGCTTCGTTAGAAACTTCTTGGAAATTTTTAGATAATATATTTGTAGGGAATTTTTTTAACTCGTTTTGAATTGCAATAACCGCCTTTTTTGCATCGGCGGTAATTCCCTCAATATCCAATCCTATGCTAACAAGAGCATCAGCTGCCATCGGTTTCCTCCCGTGGTATGTATTCCAAACTCAATTTGATTGCATATTTCTCAAAAATGTCCACTATGTCCATCGTCTCGAAAATATTTTGTGCAATTTCAATTCGACCTGCGGAAAGATTCCAACAGATTGACCACCATTGCCGCTCTTCTGAATAGGGCATAATTGACCAGACATCCCAAGTATTTTCCTGCGCTTCAATGCTAAAAATATCGAAATACTGCTGTAAAAGGGTAATTTCATTTAGTTTAAATTCCAGTTTTTGAACGAAAAAGTTGCACCTGTTCGGAGATTAAAACTATATCTTGATTTTGCCAAAAATCACCCTCGAAATCTTGATTGAACCATTCATTCCATTGATTATCCCAACCCGAACGGTCAACAATCATTTTGAAAAGTTCAACTATGACTTTATCATTGTGGGCAATGGTTTCAGGATTTCCGATTCGTTTTTGTAAAATTGAAAATTCCACAAGTGGTTTAATATTTTTTATCCCGTTCTCATCGGTAGGGTCAAAATTTTGCAAGGCTTTTAGTTTTGCCTCGTCTACCTCATCAAATTGTAATTCAGAGTATTTCTTTGCAAACTCCACTTTAAGTTTTGGAGTGATTTTGCTGACAAGATGGACTTCCTTTTTCTGATTTTGATATTCAAGAAACATAATTCCCCTCTATTTGTTAATAAAAATAAAAGACCGTTGTAATTTATCCCACTCAAAATTTTTCACTTCTTCACGTAGCACACGCCAAACCGAAGGTATGTCGATATCGTGTCCCGCAATTATTCCACCCTTTTTCACTTTCAAACGGGTGAGTTTTAAATCCAACTTAAACGCTTCGTAAGAATGGTCTCCGTCGATATAGATTGCATCGAAAAAATGGTGTGGAAAATCCCGCAAGAGAATTTCCTGTGATTTACCAACCTTTATAAAAATTTTATCTAAATCAAAGCCGCATTTCCGCATATTTTCTATAAAAGCCTCTTTCAAAGGCTTTCCTAATTGCTCCAAAATCCTTTCGTGTTCACCTTTTGTTCCTTCAAAAGTATCAATCACAATATGATTAACCTGTTTATCTGGATTTTTCCGACAAATTTCTTGAAAAAATGCCGTGCTTTTACCTAAAAATACACCAACCTCGCAAAACCAACCATCATTTGGAATGAAATCAAAAATCTGCTGGTATATTTTTTCCGCATCAAACCAACCAAAGATATCACGGTAGCCCAGCGGACATTCGCTGGGCACCGCAATATCAGAATTATACTGCTGTTGCAAACCAGTAGGTTCCATAGGAATCCTTCGCAAGTTGAGTCGGAGCTCCATTAGTTGCAATCATATCGGTGTTCCAAACTGTCGAGGGTAGTGTGTATGTCGCAGGTGCGGAGACAGCCAAAATGTTTACCGTCGTCTTCTCGAACTGCTTGGCGGCGGTTTGGCTTGAACCTGTTTCACCNGAATATGTCCCGACGCCAACAAAGACTTTTCGTTTCCCGCTTAAAGTTCCGAAATAAACAGTATAACCAAAAAGCTTAGATATGTCGATATTCGCATAAGAGAGCTGTGTCCCATCTTCGCAGTCAAATTTCACTTCTTCAATGACTTTTTCGGAAAGATAGGTATTTAAATGTGTGAAAAACGCTTCGTCGGATGCTATTTGGTCGACCTCCCAACTTAGTGATTTTTTCTTGGGGTGTCCGGTTGATTTTACGCTTGCGATGTTATCAAAAGTATGCACTTTGGCTCCAAATGCATTGGATCCCAAAGCAAATACCTCGATTAGATTGCCACCCCCAACAGGGGAGTGAATTGAGATTGTTCGTGGCATTTTAACCTCCTAAATGTTTTAACATAACACAACTATTAATTAAATAATCTTGATATCGTTTTTGTTCGAGAATTTCTGGATTTTCAACTATGCCTCGAATATTTCGCCATAGTTTTTCCTTCATACGCTCGACAGGAAGGGAATACCCTTCGTGTAGTATGTTGAGTTTTGTGTCAAGGATTCGATACCCGCTTTCAACAATGGCGGGGTCAATAACCTCGTGAATAGGGAACCGCCATTGAAATGGCGGAAGGTTACGAAAAACACGCACGGTTGGGACAGCCAGTCGCAGAGCCCTTTCTTTATTTTCTGGATTTGGTATATTCGCACAAAATGACCATTGTGTGCCTGCNATACCGCCNATATCTTCTGGAACCTCGTGTAGCAAATTCCATAACCATTCGTGTTGAAATGGGTCTAATCTTTCGTCAGCATCAATTGAAATTATCCAGTCAGCGTCACAAAGACCTTTGGCGATATTTCGAGCACGGGAAAAATCTAACATACCGGTATATTTATATTCATAAAGTTGTAAATGCTCATCATTGCGGAGTTCCCGCACTTCTTCTTTCTCTCCTTGGTCTGTTTTGAAAATCAAAGGTTTCGCCCATTTGGGCAAAGAAAGTAAGCAATCAGGTAAAAACTCATTGTCAATCGTCGAAAAAAGTATGATTGCTGATACTTTCATCCTATAACCTCGATTGGAATTTTAAGAAGATATTCCCCGTGCACTACTTCCCCATAAAGTGCATCGAAATACATTTTCCAAGTTTTGTTTCGCACATTAAATTCCAAGCAACCTATGTCTTCTGCAATTTCTATGCATCGTAAAATTTCCTGCGGAACTTCGGTGTTTTCTAATTTGATTTTGCGAAGATATAGCTCAAATTTGTGGAATATTCCTACATAACCTCCATCTAATGCCATTCCACGCTCGAAACCTGAATAAAGAAGAAATGCATCCACCATCGAACTTGAAGTATCAATCCAGTTCAAAAGGTCTCCCATTAATCCAAAATTCACTTGGAGATTAAATGCCTCCGAAAGTGTAATCTCTGCACCCTCGAAAATGCTACTGAAATTACGCACGTTTCACCTCTATTTTTTTGGAGATAATATTTTCAAGTTCCGAGACCAAAAAGTTCCGAATTTCTCGTTCCTCTCGTATTTTCCATTCTCCGGAAAGAGCTAGTCCCATAAAATAGTATGCCTTTTTTGCATAAGTCCTTCGGTTTCGAGCTACTCCTGTTTCCGATTGCAAGCCTAATATTTTCGGTATCTGCGTTGGGTCCTTGGTTGAAATCAAAATTCGAAAAACTACTTTTCGTAATCCCGTTTGTATGCTTACAAGTTTCACATCCAGCGAAGAAAGAAGATTACCCGTCAATCGAAGCTTATCCTTTTTGCTTTTCGACGCCCATTCCGTGCTTCCATATTTTCTTACCGCATACTTATAAGCTTTTTCTTTATTGTAACTTTCATTATAGCCCCCGAACTTCCTACTAAAAAGGTCGTAACCTGCTAAAATTCGCTGAATAATGAGTTTCAGAATAAATTGACACAGTCTATTGCCTATATCTCTAAAAACATTTGGGTTGGCAAATAAAGCTGTTGCTTTTTTCACTATTGCTATCTCTAAATTCTGAAACTCTTGTGGTTTCATCGTGTTACTATTAACGCTGTTATACTTGGAGATTTACTCGAAATAAGTGAGCCAAGGCGTGCTTTCCGCTCTCGATACAGCTTGTCGTAGAGGTGCATCTTTGCGTAGCTTACCGAACCCTCTCCTTGATTTTTTTCTGCGAAAAACCAATATAATTGCCGAAGTGCAAGCATTTCTTTGAGGTATTCCTCATTGGATTGTAGGAAGTTGCTAAATTGTGTATCATCGGGGCTAACCCCTAGCACTTCCTCTAAATCCCAACGCATATCGTTTTTCGCTTGCACGGCTTTTAGATTTTTACAATCTGTATCGGTTAGAGCTTGCAAAAGCTCGCCCTCTTTGGCTCGTAAATATTTAGGCTCTGCGAAAAAACTGTCCCAGTTCATTTTATTTTGTAATTAACCTTACAACTCGAATCAATTTGTCGTCTGGCGCAACTTTTGTCCAATTGCTTCCTGTTGCTAATTGTGCGGTTGTTGGATTATCAATTCCAGCAGAAAAGCTTACACCCCGGAAACCAACAGCAAAGTGCGAATACCAGTATAATTTATTCGTGCCTCCGCCTACTGATGGGTCAAAGTCGGAATAAATATTCAATGCTTTCTGAAATCCAACATAAGCTGGTTGCCCACCTAAAATATAAGTTGGGTAATACGTAACACTATCTACGGTAAATGGCGCACAGATGGTATCGTTCACTATAATTCGCTTACCCCAATAGGTTGGGATTTGTCCTTGCGTGAGAAGACCATCAGTGAAAACTGGGGCTAAAATCGTATAAGTCAAGCCCTTTTTCTTTAAATCCGCAGCGACTTTGGAGTGCATAATCATTGCGGTCATACCTTCGCTGGTCTCCCCAAGCACGCTTTGTAATGCATCTTCAATCGGTCCCGCATCGATTTTACCATCTCCAATACCTGATGCATTATAGGTATGCGAAGTAGCAAGTGCGCTTGCGAAGACACCAACGAAAACGGCTTTGACTTTTTTCTGGATTTGGTTGATATTATATTGTGCAATTTGCGGAGCCAAAGCCTGCAATGGGTCAATCCCCTTGGAAACAATTTCGACATCTGTTACTTGAATTGCATTACCTGTGCGTAGAATTGGGGCAAGCTCAGCGTAATCTTCTAATTCATTGGGAGTTAGCTGAGTGGTTTTCGTAACACGCACGTCATCGCCGATTACATCGAGCGATTTCAATTTTGGTATTCGCAGTAAAATCTCCCCTTCTTTAATACTCACGCCTGTATCAAATTCGATATAGGGCGAGGTAACTATATTGGCGATTTTTACCATTTCGGTAACGACCCAATCGCCCCAGATTTGCGGTTGAACTGTTAATGCCATTTTTTAGCCTCCTAAAATGTTATACTTCTTATTAAAAAATTCATTCTTCATACGTTCATAAACTTCTGGATTTTGCAGTTTTAACTCCAAGAGTTCGTCTTGGGTCATTTGTGCAAAATCCTTCTGTGGCAAGGGTCGACCTTGAACCACCCCGGGACTGCTTTGCCGTTTTTCCTGTTCAGCTAAAAAGTCTTCGGCGATAGTTTCCAATTGCACAATGTCCCAGTCCTTATACTTATCTCGCTTGTCTTCAGGAAGCTTTGCAAGTAGTTTTTCCCGTTGCTTTTCAACAATCTTATTATACTTCTCTTCAATTTCGCCCGCTTTTTCTGCTAATGGTTTCAGCTTTTGCACTTCTTCTAATGCCATCTTTAATCGCTCCCGATACTCTTTGTTCTCACGGCGAAGTGCCCGGATATAGTCCCGAATGTTTTCGGGTAAATCACTGATACGGGATTCTTTCCCTTTGGATTCAGTTGTTTCGGGTTCATCCCGAAGTTCCATTGTTTCTTGTGCTTCTGCACTCATTTTTCTTTCCTACTTTTTTCAACATACTTTTTTAATTGTTCAAGTTCACTGCGTAATTCCTTCACCTGTTGGTGAAGGAGATTGATTTGAGTCCATATTTCCTGTATTTGCGAACGCTCCTGCAAGCGGATTGCTGTATGGTTCGCTGCTTGAACCACTTGATTTAGATAGTCCGAGTTCATTGAACTTTTCCTTGTTTTGTTTAACAAATTCTATTGCTTCCTCATCTGTTTTAAGAAAATCATTCCCCGAGAGCTTGCGAACAAAGGTTAGAGGAGTAATGACGCCAAGTTCCGCCTTGTTTTGATATATCTCGATTTCTTTGTCTGCATCATAGGGTAACTCAAAATCTGCATAATCAATATTTACCTCAAAGAAAGGTAGTTTTGGTTCAACTATCTCTGCGTTATTAACCATTACAAGTGACTGGAATAATTGATTTTCGTATTTCTGCATCATATTGATAAATTTTGCCCGCTTTTCTATAAGCTCCCAGCGGTCAACAAGCATTGCCACCCCGCTCGGAAAATTCGGATTAGATGATATAGCAGAGAAGGGAAGAGAGTAGTTTCTTAAAACTATTTCTGTTAGTCTTTGCTTTGCGTCGATAAGCTCTAAAAACATTGCTTGTGCAGATTTATGCTCGATATCGCTCTGAACATCATCTATACTCTGATTGGTTATGTGAATTAATTTGCTGGGCGAAAGGGAAAAAGTTGCGCCCTTGACATAATCACCGAGATTTCTTGCAAGCCAAAAACCAACAGTGCCATAAACTAAATTTTCCTCAATCAAATAATTCAGTAAATTGATTTGTAATTGAGCTCGAACGAGTTCCCATTGCCCGCCTCCAAAAACATCTGCGTTCTCACTACTTCGTAAAAGAACCCACGGAACAGATGGATTACCTTCAGCATCTATATATTTATGCTCAACCACGGTTACCATTTTCCCATTATATTCAAACTTGACTGGTTCCAAATCGCTATCTAATTGCTGATATGTCTCGGGAGTCCAGTAATGAAAATAGGTGTAATAATCTTTTCGATTTAGGGAAATGGCAACTTCCTTCATAAATGGTAGCCAAATTTCTAAAATTTTGCCGTTTTCATCTTGCTCTATTCGATATAAATCGGGTGGTATCACTACCCACCACCACTTCCCTTCCTTCTGACGGGGTCGCATTATGCACTCACCAGCTAGCCACATAATCTTAAATGCTTGGTCAATCGCCGAGTTGAAACCTGATTTCTTGATTATATCTTCAACATAAGCCTTTTGTTTTTCTGTAAGCCCCGAATACTCACGATTTGGTGCTTCTTTGTATAGATTGCATATATTTTCTACCACCCTCATTACAACTTCGTTCTCGGTTGGTATATTCTGCATTATTTTATTCAGCTGGTCTGTTTCTTTTTGAGTTGAAAACCAAGCAGACAAATATGTATAGATTAATTTCTTTCTATCCTCAACTCCTAAATCACTATTATGAAGAAAACAGGTCATTGCCCTTGCAAAAGATAGCAATGGCACTTCGTTAATGAACTTCGTCTTTCCCCATATCGCCATAAAACTGGAATCGAAAGCTTTTTGATAGAAATTTATCATATCACATCAACTATTACTGACTTTGAAAAGTTATAAGCATAATACGAAAGAGCATCACTTGGATGTGTCCGCTCTGGATTGCGGTCATCGAGCGAAACGCCATCCTCACGCCAAACCACCCGTCGCAAATCATCAATCAACCGCTTGCATTTTTGCTTGTCCACAAAAAGCCTCCGTTCACCAAGAGTATTGCAGAATAAACCATTCAGCAAAGCGACCCGATTTTTGATTGATTTCACAGGGCGAATTTTCAATTTTGGCGAAAAGCCAAAGCCTCGAAGGGTTTGTAATATCACCTCGTAATCGCTTTTTGTAGCACTGCTCTTCATTGCGTTGCCCGTGTAATCACCAGTAACCCAAATTTCACCCTTGAACTTCTCTTTTCGTAAGTATTCCCCGACTGCTTCCGCAGTGTAATGTGTATTTGAGTTGAAATACACAAACTCTTTGAAAGCATATACTTTTCCATCTTTCTCTTGAAGTAATATGCAGCTCATTGGACGCTCACCAACATTGAAGTCCCAAGTAAGAAAGATAGGAAGATTTTTCTGTGGTCCGTATTCTGTAAGATTTTCGTCCGAGAAAGCATAATAAACCATTCCAGTTTCGTCAACAAATTCCGCTTCGTATTCCTGCTTGAACGTCCGCTCATCAAGTTCTCGCTTTGCCTGTTCTATCTCTTCTTGTGGAACCCATCCACCATCAATCGTGCGGAAATGATACTTCTTGAACTGCTCGGAGCTGAAAATATCAAAAAGCAAATCGCTCCGACCTCTTGGCGTTCCTATTACAAGTGCTTTCCCGTTTCGGTCAGAAAGTGCAGGACGAATTACTTCATACCACGCTTCTCGTGGAACATCCTTGGTCTCGTCAATTATAACACCATCGAAACCTAAACCTCGTATTGAATCATAGTTTTGAGCACCAAAAAGGCGAATCTCTGCATTGTTTATCAATTTTATAATCAGCGAGCTTTTTTCACAAGCTTCTATCATACTTTGTGGTATAATCGAAAGCAGAATCGCCCAGAAAATTCCTTTCGCCATACGATACGATGGAGCTACATATCCAAAAAGTGAGTTCGGTTTCTTTGCCCATTGACGCATCTTATATGCCGACAAAAAGGTTTTACCAAAACGCCGTCCTGCAATCAGCAGAATAAAACGGCTATCATCGGCGTATACCTGATATTGCGGTTTCGAAAGATATGTGAAAAACTCCACCCGCTTCATTGCTTAATCTCAATTGTCTCACTTATGTGAATTGCTTTTTCTGTTTGTTGCTCTAAAACTCTTTCTAATAGCTTTTTGGTATTTTCTGGACCTAAAAACTTCGACCGTTCAGCAATTTTATTTGCGAAAAGCATTTTCATATCCTGCATTGCATTTTTGAACCAAACTTGATTGCCAAATTTTCGTTCCCATTTTTCCACTTGGGCAAGCGAAATACCTTGATATAACCAAAAAGCCTCCCAAAGAAAAGGAATATCCTGGCTCTCGAAAAAACTTCGTAAGATTTCACCCAAAAGTTTATAAGTTTGTATAGCCTCTTGACTTTTGGGTTTCTTTCCCCATCCTTGCATGATTGTATTGAAATCCATCTCATCTTACTCGCCCAATCATAAAACCTAGAATAATCCCACCACTAATTTTTACAGCATCTATATACCATGGGTCTTTTTGAGTTTTCGCCTTCATTATTGGTTTCTCAATAATTGTATATTTTTGAATGGTATCAGGTTTGAAAGAAATAAATGTTGAGAAAAAATTCTCTGGATAATTATAACATACAGAAATATAACTTTTGCTGATTGATGTATCAAAACAAGCGGTATATCGTGTTGAATCATAAACCACAATTGTATCCCTTTGTTCCTTTATTCGATATGCGATTTTGCCCTTGACCTTTTCGATGCGAATTGTATCTCGAACTAAAATGGTATCTTGCTTCACTATTGTTTGCACTTGCGGAGTCTTAAAAAACCTTTCATATCCCCACAAAAGCAAGAAAATTAGAATTACAAGTATGTATAAAAAGTCTTTCATAGTTCCGTTGGTGTAAAATATTCTATTCTAAAACTTTGTGAATCGATAATTGAACGCTTTTTTCTGTAAACTCCATCGCCATCTCGGAGATTACCATTGCCTGTATTACCTTCTATTGTCTCTCCATTTATTTTGTGCCAATTCACTACAATTCCTATATGCCCTTTCCAAGTATCACCCCGCTTCCAAATCACCAAAAAGTTTCGCCCTGCCTGTTTGTAACCTTTGGCAACGTGCTTTGCCTTTATACTCCGTTTAGTCACAAAAGCCATCGCTAAACCACTACGAATGGATGGATATTTTACCCTTGCTTCCTCAAGAACCCACGAGACAAACGCTGCGCACCACGGCGAACCTTTGGGTATTCCTACAAAAGCCTGAAATTTTTCGACCCAATAGCCACGATTATGTCCGCTTTCACGGACACCAACATATTTTTCCGCAGTCGATACTACATCAGCCAACAAGGATTGCGACTGCAAGAAAAAGAATAGCAATAGCCACCAGAAATATCGCATAAGCCACATTTCCAGATTTTAACTCCTCAATTGTGTCGATTTCTTTCATAACATAGCGGTCAAAAAGATAGAACACCGCAAGAAAAATCGATAGAAACAATAGACTTTCGCCAAAAGTGCCAAATGCTGGGAAAAATACCAGCAAAAGAACCAAAAGAATTAATCCGACAAGACCTAAACTTATAGTGAACTTTTTCATTTCTTCCCCTTTTTAATTTTCTTTGTTAAACCTGCTTCGGAATAGGCTATCGCAATTGCTTGTTTTTGTGGATAACCTTTATGAATAAGCCTTCTTATATTTTCCGATATTGCTTTACTTGATTTTCCTTTCCCGCAAGGCATTTCACTTTGCAAATAATATTGAAACTATTGTAACTCCTAAGCTCACAATGAAGGCGATAATCCCAGCGAAAACACTAATCTTTGTTTTCATTTCGATTGTTTCAGCAAGAGATTGTTGACGCCAAAGATTTACCCGCTCTTCAAGTTTGTCCAACTTATCCTTGATTTCCTGAATACTACTCATAATGTAATATTTCAGCTCCTCAAATCCGTTTAGTCGCTCTTTTTCCATTTTGTCCACCTCGTAAAAGCTTTAGCAAATCAATCCCGTTTTCTTGCATCACGATAAAAGTGCTTGTGCAAGTGGTTGTATTTGGCTTTCGTCAAGTTCGACCATAAAATCATCACAAACTAATTGCCAAACCTTTTTTCAAAAATCAACGTATTTGTATCACTTGCAAAACCTATTTCACATATATTTTCTGTTGGGTTTGTCGTTATATCACCGTTCGCTCCGAGAAAATACCTTGCACCTTCTGTTAACCCCCAACCCGTATTCCGAACTTCACCTCGAACACAAACCAAAACACTTTCATTTTCATTCCCCGCTTGAAGCGTTATTCCTACAAGTTTTTCAATACTTGCCCAGTCTGAACTATCCGCTTTATATATCTTTCCGTTTCTCACGAAAACGACTTTGAGGCTATTGATTTGCTCTCCGCACGTGTAATACCTTGCTACGATTTCGCTTTTGTCTACGATGCCGTCGAGGTTTGAGTCATATTGGGTTTTCCACATATCGCCATAATTCCCGCCAACAAGTAGGGGGGAAACATTCAAAACAATTGGTTGGGACNGAAAAGCTAAATCNATTTTTTCATCTATAATATTTAATTGCACTTTTTCTTCAATTATNGTCATTTCTGCAACTCCCAAATGCCATTTACAAGCTCAACTCGAAAGCCTGCGGTGTCTTCTTGTAAAAATGTCCAGCGATATTTCCCTACCTCCATATTGGCGAAATCATTTCGGCTTGCCCGAATTTGCACTATGTTGTTGATTGTGTCTTTTTGCACTGAATATGAAAGTTTTGTATTCCCATCGAAATCCAGCACAAAAGCATAAAAGGTGTAGGGTGCAATATCATACGGGAACCCAAATAAAATTGCGTGGTCCACATACCTTCGAACTACTATATTGTATCGTGCTGGTTCCATTTTTCGCATCCAATGTGCATTTCGAAATTGTGAGAATACGGGATAAACACCAAATACAAATGGGAAAACAAGATTTAATACCAATTGGCATACTTTTTGTTTAAAAATTTGGAAAAATTTTGGCATAATTTTTGATAAAGCAACTNGCTATTTTGCAACATTTAGGATACAAAACTCACTTTTTCTAAAAATTTCTAAAAAATTTTTAAAAAATATTTGGATATTTAAATTTTTTTTTATAATTTTGTATTGAACAA